TCATTTTTTGTTGAACTTTTTCTGGCCGGTTTGGCCGTTGGTCAGCATTTGGTCAGCACCCAGTTGGACAACGTGGCCGCGTTCCAGGTTTTGCATGATGCTGGCAGTCAGCGCCACGTCGTCCTCGACATAGATCCTGGTGGTCCGGGTCTCGGTGTGGCCCAGCACCCTGGCGATGCCCGCCATGTCCGCGCCGGCCCGCCGCAAAGCATACCCCAAACTATGCCTGGTGCCATTCTTCAAGGGGATGTGCTCCAGGCCGGCGGCCTCCAAGGCATGTTGCCATATCCGGCGCAGGGCTGTCTGCCGGTAATTGCGCCGGCCGGTTTGGGCCCTGGGGTTTCTGAACACCACCGTCGCCCCGATGCCGGGCACCTGCTGGGACAGCCAGGACGCGAACCACCCCAGGATGGGCATGGGGCGGTCTCGGCGGGTTTTGGTGGTTTCGCTCCAGCGGTCCATGGAGTAGGTCCGGGCCACCAGGAAATGCCCACGGTCCAGGTCAACCATGTCCCAGCATAAGGCCACCGCCTCGCCAACTCGGCAACCGTACTGCATCATGAACGTGAAAATTGGGCGATCAGCTTCCGGAATGTGCCGCAAAACCTCGAGCTGCTGTTCCGCGGTCAGGTGCTTCGGCGCCCGGTGGGGGGCCTTGGGCAGTTGCACCTGCAGGGGGCGTTCAATGTCGCCGCGGCGATAGGCCCGCGCCAGCAGCACCCGGAGGTTGCGCAGCACGTTTTGCTGGCTGACGATGCCGAGGCCCGACTTGGCCAGGTGCCGGGCATAGTCCTCCAGGTGGGCGTTGCGCAGCTCCTTGAGGTTTTGGCCATGGAGCCAGGCCAGGTGCCGGCAGAGGTTTTCGCGCGTGATGAAGGAAGAGTAGGGCAGGCGATCCTTCTCGGCTTCCAGCCAGGCGGCCACGTAGTTCTCGAAAAGGAAGACGTTGCTCCGGTTGCTGGCCCAGGTCTCGGGATAGAAGGATTTTTCCTCGATCTGGTTGCGGATCAGGCCCAGGGCGCGGCGGGCGTGCTCGTAGGTGGCGAAGCGCTGGCCCTTCTGGTCGTGGGATATGCGCAGGCGCTTGCGCTGGTGGATGATCTCCAGCTCGGGGCGGCGGGCCTGGTAGCGCCCGCAGGCGCAGACCAGGCCATAGGGCTGCTCCGTGAACTTGCCGCTCTGGCCGCAGGCCGGGCACTTCTCGCGGGATATGATCCTACCCCGCATGCAGAGGCCCCAGACCTGCCGTTGCTCGGCATGGTGCGCGGAAAGCAGATCGCCCAACCCAGGTTAACCCTGGGCTGGGCGGCCGGTGACTCGGATGGGCGTCCGATGCATACATCTTAATGCGATAATTGTATCGTGTCAACAGTTTGAAGATAGGTGAGCCAATTCGGTTCACTATGTAATTTGCCATGTACCGTGAACCGTGCACAATTCTTTGTTGATATTTTTTATGGTAATTTTAGCATCAGACCTGTCAATGGAAAGAGTAAAATCAGGAGGGACTTGACCAATTGGGATGTTAATCGTCGGGCCGTCTGCGGAAAAATGGCTGGTATCAACCGAAAATATTTGTGAAAACATACTAACAGGTATTTCAACAAGTTCATATAGCTTAGTACTAGCAAAGTATCTAAGCATAATGATCGAATCAACTTCGGATGTATATTGCTCAAACAGTTGAAACGTTCTTTCCTTCCGAAGTGTCGCCGTGCGACAATCTTGTATCCACGCTGCCTCTGTTAGCTTGGAAATATGAATACTGCCCATACGCATACTGGCAGCCTTACTTGATTTAAGACTAATTCTTCTACCGTCTATCATAACATCCCAAAAGCGCTTACCCTGAGGTGCCTCCTCTACCGTGTGGCGTGACTTGCGACAGGCGGCAACAAATGCCGATTCAAAGCTCTCCTGGAAAAGCGGACTGCCCATGAAGCTATGATGTGTCAGAAGCTTAGATCTAAATTCGCCTTCAAACAATAGATCATTAAAAACGGAATCTCGGTTAATTACAACATTGCACGGAGTGCGAAGCGCTGATATGAATTCGTTGATTCTATCTTTTTCAAATTGATTAACCGTTAATACTAATTTTTCCATTTCCCAATGCCACTTCTTGTTGGAGTACTAAATTTTCAAAATTGAGACTCGTGCCGCTGAGCACAATATCGGTTAGTTTGGGCTGAGTATTTGTTAAAATCCAATTGCACAAATGCGCCAGTTGAAAAGAAATAAGCGGTGGAACAGCATCTCCAATGTGCCGATAGCTGTTTGATATCGAGGTGCCGTTGAAATCAAAATCATTTGGGAATCCTTGTAAAATTGCCATCTCACGAACCGAGCAAAGCCGATCTTCCCTGGGATGCGTATATCTTCCGTTCCCTACATGTGCGCATTCCCTTTTTATTGTTGGAGCAGGCTTGTCCCACCACATTCGCCCGTAAACGTCAGGGTAAGAGCCGAACTTACCACTTGCGATAATTCGCTTCATTGAATCGGTAAGTAGGTTTTGCTTGTCTCTCATTCTTAATAGGTCAACCCAAGAACCTCCATTTTTGGGGATAGCTGCTATTCGTTGCTTGACCACCGCCGATGAAAAATTGGGATAGACGTTAACACCTGTAGAATGTGAATCTATTGAATTGAACGCTTTTCTAACAGTTAAAGCTTCATTTTTAACGATCCAGCCATCCCAAACGCTTTCCAAAGTGTGCAGTGGTAAGCTAGACTTGGCTGCAATAACGATCGCCCGCTCGCGGATTTGGGGTAAACCGAATCTAGACAACATATAGGTTCTACCAAATACATTGTAATTATGATTTTCAAGGTATTCGCGGAACCATTCGAAATGGTGCTTAAAGTTTCCTCGAATCAGCTCCCTTGCGTTTTCCATGACAACAACGTCTGCGTCCAGAGCCACAGCAAATTCGGCTGATTTCCGTACGAGACTATTGCGCTTGTCATCCCTTAAATGGTTTTCCGGATTTGCCCTGCTAAACCCTGTGCAAGGGGGGCAAGTTGACAATACATTGACTCGCAAGTTATCCGGAATCGAAAGCAGCCCTCTTAATTGGCCCGGCTGGACACTGGACAAGTCAATTTGTTTTGGAGCTATACCAATGTTGCGAGCATATGTGCTGTTGCATTGGAGCTTGCCAGGGCCGGTGCTGGGCTTGCCTACCTCAAAGTCGGCTGCACCTGCAATCGAAAAAGCAGAATGTTTATGGAAACCAAAGCTCATTCCTCCTGCACCTGAAAACAGGTCAATTACATTAAATGTGCATGGATTATTGATTGCTTTTTTGGTGCTTCTTAACTTAGTCAATTTAGACTTCATGCGTGTAACCCTTAATGCGAGCGGTAACCTTCTGCTGTGCATTGGCCAGGAGGTTTTTGCGGTTTAGTTGAGAGGTAATTTTATCAGAAATGTTGTCGGTTAGTTCACTCTCCAATAGAAATGCAACAACACTTTCCAATGTAGCGATGGTATTTTTCATTAATTCACATTCCCATACAACGCATATTCGCCAACCCATGCCGGACAAAATGTGTTGGACTTGTTTATCCCTGTTATAATTTTTCGCAAGCTTATCCTGCCAAAATGCTTGGTTGCTATTCGGAGCTCTGGCATCTTTACATCCTGGATGGCCATGCCAAAAACAACCATGCACAAAGATGACAGCACTATATTTAGGTAATACCAAATCAGGCTTGCCCGGCATTTTATTATTATTGACGGTGAATCTAAAACCTAGCCTGTGAAGCGCAGACCTTAGAATCAACTCCGGCTTAGTATTGGAGCTGCGCACCTTGGACATAACAAGGGATCGCTGCTCTTTTGTCAGTGAATCCGGCATGATTGGCCCAATAAAAACTCAGCGGCAAAGTCTAGTTTACCGAGAAAAGCGATAGATAAACGTATTGACCGGGTTTTGCCCAACACAAGCTTACTGTCGCTCCCGCCTCCCCTAGAGCCCGTCTTTTCCTCCCGGAGCCTTGCCAGGCCCGTGCTCCTTCACCGGCTTTTTGCTTGCCGGCCCCACCTTGGGCTCATGGATGGTTTCCTCTGGCTTTTCAACTCCGGCCAGGCTGATCCCGGCCGAGACCACCTCCAGCAGCCGGCCCAGGTCGAACGGACCGTCCAGACCCAGCCGCCGCCAGGCCGCGGACGCCAGGGCCCGGCCGCGTGCGTCCAGGCTCTCGGCTCGGGCCTGGGCCAGCTCATCACTTAGCTGCTGAACCTCGGCTTCCAAGCGCTTGCGCTCCTGGTGGCAGGCCCGCAATTGGGCTAGCCGTGCCATACTGGCGCGCTTCTCCGCCTCCAGCTCAGATAGCACCTGGTCCAGCAGGGCGCTTTCCTCATCATCCACCCCTTTCCCCATGGTGGCAGGCTCCACAGTTGATTGGTCCGCGTCGGGCGTCGCGGTTAAGGGCTGATTCAATGAGCCGTCCTGTGCCAAATGGCCGCCTTCATCCTGTAGGCCTTTTGATATGACCTGCCGCACGAGGCGGAGGTTTGCGCCGGTAGGGGCATGACCAGCTTCATAGCGCAGGAGAGAACGTAACGGAATTCCATGCAACTCTGCAAACGCCTTCTGGGATAGACCTGCCGCAAGCCTAACCTGCTTTAATTGCAGGCCAATATTACCATTGAAGTTTAATACTGCCGGAAGTCCCGGGCTGCCGGTGCACGGCTCTTTACCAGTTAGCAGCCAATCGCAGCTTACTGTTAGTCGATCAGCTATATTTACTAAAATGTGCCATTCCGGGACCCGCCCCGTGCTGAAATATCTACTTAAAACAGATTGATGCATGCCCAAATAGTCCGCAAGCTGACCTTGCGTGACACCTGCCCGCTTAACGGCCGCTTTCAATCTCGCGCTAAAATCAAAATTTAAATCAGCCATTTAGCACAAATATGATCAGACGGTAAAAAAGTGTTGCACAAAATAACCTATTGGCGGTATTACTGTTGCCAGCAACGCAACGTAACCCGCAACGCCACAATCTGGAGCCTAGAGCATGGACCAAATCCAACCTCAGCCTTGCGCCTGCCCGGCTCCGGACGCTGAAGAGGACATCGGGGTCATTTTTCAACGCTTCTGCGAAGAAAATGACATCACTCCCGAGTTGGCCATGATCATCGCACGAATCTGGAATACAAAGACGATGGTCAAACGCCTTGAAGCAATGCGCTCAGGTCCCCGAGCGTCAGACGGCGGGTCTGCTCCGGCGTCCAGTGGTACTTGTCCGCAAAATAGCGCACCAAGGCATCCATGCCGCTGAGGCCGGGATACCCATTTTGCTCGGCCAGCACGTCGGCATGGAGCAGCAAGGCTAGCTTCAGCTCGGCTTCAGCCTGCGCTTCCTCTTGGTGCTTGGCTTCGAGTTTCTCAGCCAACAGCGATTGCTTCCGGTCCCCCATGATTCGCTCCCTTTCCGAGGTATCCCATGAATACCACCGCAACACACTGTAACCATAACCCCGCCCTAGGGTCAATCCTCAAGCGGTCTCCCGCCGCTCCGGCGGAAAAGGTCAAGTGTGCGGCCGCGTTGGTTTTCGGGGAGGACCTTGGCCGCTTTGCCGGCCGCCTGGGGCGCACCCGCAACCACCTGTCCCAGGTAATCAACGGCTCCCGCCGCGACTCGGCCGCCCTGCGGCGCGACATCGCCCAGACCTTCGGGGTGGCGGAAGAGGACATCTGGCCGGCTGATTTGGCAGCGCAAACGAACCATGACCCCAGCTTGGCCCAGCCTAGCACCAGCGGCAATTGGAATAGCGGGGCGGAAATCTAATGGACCTGTTCAACCCCCAAGTGCTGTGGGAGCTGCTCCACCAGATGCCCGACCGCTCCGGGGTGGCCCTGGGGGAGTTGGCCCGAGCGGCGGGCAAGGAATACAAGACCCTCTCGCGCGAGCTCTTCCCGGACGACGCCGGGGCCAAGCTGGGCCTGGACACCTTCGTCTACATCACCCACCGCGCGGCCGACTTCGCCGCCCTGGACTACATGGAATCCGCCCTGGGCCGCATGGCCTTCGCCCTGCCGCGCCTGCCCGTCTCCAGCAACGCCCTGTTGCAGCACCTGGCCCGTGCCGGTCGGGAAATGGGGGAGGTCATCGGGCAAATCGCCGGGGACCTGGCCGACGGCCGCCTGGACGATCCCGAGGCCGCGCTCAAGGAGATCAGCGACACCGCCCAAGCCTTGGCCGCCTTGCGCGCCGCCGTGCTGCTGGCGGTCAAGCAACGAGTTTCGCAAGGGTCCCGGGTTTCGCGCCCGGTCAATCAATAACCCTCACTAGGGCTGGGCGGGCGGTGGTTCGGATGGGCGTCCGACCCCTCCCCCAAGCCCGGGGAACAAGGTGACCGCGATGCATGACCCGCAACCTTTCCAGCCGTCTCCCCTGGTGCCTGGCCAGTCCTGGCCGGTGTTGCCACCGGGCGAGAGCTACGCCAAAGGCCTGCCGGCCGTCGATTGGCCAGCCCTGCCGGGCGAGCCAGACCCGGCCTTGGCCGATCCCCTGGACCCGGCCACCCGGCGCGGCCTGGTGCCTGCGGTTGATCCCCCGGCCGCGCCCCAAGGCCTGGGCCGTTACCTGGCCCTGGGCCTGCGCCAAACCGCCCGGGGCCTGGCCCGGGCCTGGAAGCTGGCTTGCCCGGCGGCTCCGGCTCCCGCGCCCCTCCCCCCGGGCGCGGGGGTTGGGGCCGCCACTCCCGAACCCGCGCCCCTGGGGGTGGACCATGCCTGAACCCCTGACCCTGACCGTGCCTTCGCCCTGGGGCCTGGGCCTGGTGCTGGGCCTGCTGGACGGCTGGCACCACCACCAGGCCACGCCTAGCAATCTGATCCTGCCCGCGCCGCTGGCCATCGTGCAGGAGCGGGCGGGCAACGACCTGACCGGGGCCCTGGCCCACCTGGACCGCATGGCCCGCAAACGCGGCCTGGGTCCCCTGGCCCGCCTGGTTCCCTGGGATTATCTCCTGGCCGGCCCGATGGGCGAGGCGACGCTCATCGCCTGCGAATACGGCTGGCGCGAGCGCCAGGGCTTGGCCTCGGGCTGGCGCTGGGTTCTGCGCAACCCCCGCCCGGCCTGGCTGGCCCAGGCGGCGTGAATCATGATTCCCACGACCCCACTCCCCCCCTCCCCCCAACCGCAGGCCGGGCCGGGCGTCTTTCCTCCCGTCCGGTCCGGTCTGCGCCCCTCCCGCCGGGTCTGGCGCTGGATCTTCCAAGCCCTGATCGCGCTGCTGGGCGGGGCCGCCATCATCCTGGTGGCGCGCGACGGCCAGCTTCGCTCCTGGGGTTTCCTGCTGGGCCTGGCCAGCCAGCCCTTTTGGGTGCTGGAGACCTGGCGGGCGCGGCAGTGGGGAATGCTGTTCCTGAGCCTTTGGTACTGCCTGGGCTGGGGCCTGGGCGCCTGGAAGCACTGGCCGTGGGCGTGAGCCCCCGCGCCGGCAAAGGAGTTGGCCATGGACAAAGCCGAGACCCGGGAATTGGCCCTGGAGCTGTGGCACGCCCTGCAGGATGTTTGCGACACCAGCGAAGCGGCGGCCATTTCCGATGAAGCCTGCGAGGGCTGCACCTGCGACGAGTGCGGCCTGGACATCGAGGACGTGGGACTCAACGCGGACACCCTGCGCACGGAGCTGGCCACGCAGTTGCAGCGCTCTTGCTTCGAGCCGGCCTCCCGCTTGGGCGATGAGTTGATGCTCCTGGGCGGCTATTGGGAGCCCCGCCAGCCTCGGGAGGACAAGCAAGATGCGGCTTAGCGTGAACCGGGAGGCCTTCGCCGGCCTGGTGGCCTGGGCCGCCAAGGCCTCCATCAGCCGCACCACCCTGCCGGTCCTGGGCCAACTGCACCTGGAGGCCAGCGGCGACCGCCTGACCGTGGCCGCCACCAACCTGGAGGTCCGCCATCAGGGCTGGGTGGAGGCCCAGGTCGAGTTGCCCGGCGCGGTGCTGGTGCCGGCCCAGAAGCTCTCCGAGCTGGCCCGCGCCGCGGTGGGCGATTGGGTGGTGCTGAGCCTCAATGGCGACCGCCTGCGCCTGGAGCTGCCCGGAGCCGGGGCCACCTACCACCTGGCCACCATGGACCCCGAGACCTTCCCCGCCCCGCCGGAGCTCAAGGACCCCAAAACCCTGCGCTGGGATGGCGAGGCCCTGGACGAGGTCCTGGACACTGTGGGCATCTCCATCAGCGGCGATGACAAGCGCTTCAACCTGCGCTGCACCCTCCTGGAGGCCGCCCCGGGCGAGGAACCCAAGCTGCGCTTCGTCTCCACCGACGGCCACCGTCTGACCCTGCTGGACAAGGCCAACAGCGCTGGCGCGGACCTGGCAGGCGCGCGCTACCTGATCCCCCGGGATGGAGTGCTGGCCATGCGCACCCTGCTGGGCCGCAAGTCCGGCGAGGTCGAGCTGCGCCTCAGCAAGGACCTGGCGGCCCTGGTCAGGGACGGCCGCCAGGTGATGGTGCGCCTGGACATCGAGAGCGGCTACCCGGACTACAAGGTGGCCATCCCCAAGGCCAGCCCCATCAAGGCCAGCGTGCGCCGGCCGGAGCTGGTGGCGGCGGTGCGCCGGGTGGCGATCATGGCCAACCAGCTCAACGCCCTGGACCTGGAGCTAGCGCCCGAGGCCTTGGCCGTGCGCGCCTCTGGGACGGAGATCGGCGACGGTCTGGAGAAGCTGGAGGCCACCTGCGGCCAGGCCATCAAGATTTGCCTGGACGCCCACTACCTGCTGGACGCCCTGGAGCACCTGCGCAGCGATGAAGTGGAGCTGGGTCTGAACGACGGCTTTTACCCCCTGGTCATCACCGGCCAGGGCGATCCGGGGGTTGTGTTCCTGATCATGCCCATGCATCCCTGAGGCCCGGCCAACCCAACACCAGGAAGCATAAGCCAGCATCGGGAGTCCTTGCCATGCCCCAGCGCGTTGACGGGCTCAAGCCCGCCGCCTACAACCCCCGGCGCATCAGCCGGGACCAGCTCCAGGCCCTGGCCCGGGCCATGGCCGAGTTCGGCGATTTGTCGGGCATCGTCTACAACCGCCGCACCGGCCCGCTGGTGGGTGGCCACCAGCGGGCCAAGAACCTGGACAAGTCCTGGCCCATCGTGTCCGAGGCCCATGCCGACCAGGTGGGCACCGTGGCCATGGGCTACGTGGATACGCCCTGGGGCCGCTGGGCCTATCGTGAGGTGGACTGGCCCGAGGCCAAGGAAAAGGCCGCCAATGTGGCCGCCAACCAGCACGGGGGCGAGTTCGAGGACGAGGGGTTGAAGGCGCTGCTGGCCGAGGTGGGCGGCCTGGATTTTGACCTGACCCTGACCGGCTTCATGGTGGATGAGCTCCAGGAGCTCCTGGGCAACGCGCCCGAGCCGCTCCCGCCCGCGTCCAAGGCCGCGCGGGAAGGTGGCGCCGAAGATCCCGCGCCCTCCCCGCCGGCCCCGCCCCAGCATCAATTCCTGGTGCAAGCCCTGCTGACCAGCGAGGAGCATCGCCGCTGGTCCCAGCTCAAGAATGGACTCACCGACAAAGCCTACATCCTGGAGCTGATCACCGATGTCGCTTAGGACCTATACGGGCGAGTACCTGGTATCCCCGGTGCCGCTGCACCTGGACCTGGACCTGTGTTCCCACGTCTGCTGGTGGTGCTTTTCCCGCCTGAACAACCCGAATCGCATTGCCGACTACGGCCCGCTCAAGGCCGCCATCAATGCCTATCTGCGCAAGGCCCCGCCCGGGGCCAGCCTGGTCAAGCGCTTCCTGCTGAGCGGCCACCCCATCCTGGTCAGCAACACCAGCGATCCCTTTTCGGCCGCCTGCTGGCCCAAGTTCGAGCCCTTCTGGCACCTGTGCCAGGACGCCGGCATCCCCATTTGCATCCAGACCCGGGGCGGCAAGGCGGCCCTGCCCACCCTGACCAGCGCGGCCCGGCCGACCATGGTCTATGTCTCGCTGACCAGCGACCAGGAGGACTTGATCCGCCGCAACGAACCCGGCGCGCCGGGCTTTGCCGAACGCCTGGAGTTGATCCAGGCCGCGCGGGAGGCCGGGCATTTCGTGGTGGTGGGGCTGAACCCCTTCTATCTGCCCTGGTGGCGCGATCCGGCCGCCCTGGTGGCCCGCCTGGCGGACGGCGGTTTCCGGCATGTCTGGTTTGGCACCCTGCACCTGAACCGCTTCCAGGTGGCCAACCTCTCCCCCCGCCGCCGGGAGCGCGACGCCCAGACCGTGGCCTACGCCCAGAAGGCGGACAAGCCCGACCGCCCGGCCCTCCAGGCGGTGCTGGACGAGCTGGACGCGGCCGGGATCAACGTCTTCCAGGGTGGGTGCAGCCGGGGGGGCGGCTTCTGGCGGCCCTATTTCGGGCTGGGCCTGCCGGCCTTCCCCACCTTGGAGGGCTTCCTGGATCACCTACGGGAGGCGGGCGGGGGCCAGCCGGTGGCCTTCGGCTTTGACTACTTCGATCGCTGGGCCAACCCCGCCCCGGACTTCCGGGGGAGCGCCTGCAAGGACTACCTCAACAACATCGGCCGCAGCATCCGCAACACCGGTCAAAGCGCCAACGCCAAGAGCTTCCGGGAGGTCCACGCCTGGCAATGGCGGGTTTTGGACTTCCCCTCCCCGCTGGGGCATGACGACTTCTACCTGGCCCTGGCCGGGCCAAACACCATCGTGGCGGACAACCAGGGGCGGGACGTGATGATCTATGCGCCCGGGCATGGTGACAGCCTGTCCCTGCCCCTGGCCCTGGCGACAACCCACCTGCACTGAAAGGAGACAGCCATGGCGGAAGGTGGCGGGCATTGGAAAGGCGGGAAGTTCATCCGGGCCAAGCGTGGCAAGACCACCACGGCCGAGAAGAACCACCTGCGCACCAAGACCTGGGGCGGCTAGCCCCGCGGAGACCCCCCGGCGTGGCCTGCCCGCGCCGGGGGGCTTGAGCAGGGGAGCCCTTGCGGTGAAGGCCAGGAAGCTAAGGCTTGCGCCTTGTCAGCCTGGAGCCTTGGGAGATCAATACCAGGCTGGGGGAGGCGTGGCTGGCGGATTCCACCTTGGTCCAGGCGCTCAAGGCCTCGTGCAGGTCTTGAGGCATTTGGATTTTCACACTGATGGATGCCTGGGACGCGGGCTGGGGAATGGGGTCGCCAAATTCCAGGGCTGTCATAACCCAAGAACGAAAGGCGTCCTTGCCGCTTTCGATGGCCTGTTCAATGGTTTCGCCATCGCTCATGCAGCCGGGAAGGTCGGGGAAGGTGATCAGCCAACCCCCGCCTTCGTCTTCGCTCAAGCGGCGCAACTCAAGGGGGTAAGCCATCGGATCGGGGATTTGATCTTGGCCCATGCCGCTCTCCTTGGGGGCGGTCGCATGGTAGCACACTCCAGGCCCAGCCGGCATACCCGCCGCGTGGAGGGATGATAGCGTCTTGGAACCCGCGCCCAGGCCCGACAGCCTGACCTTGCCCGCCTGGCTCCTGAGCCCGGAGCACCTGACCCGCATGGGCGGGGCGGTTTGGGTGTTCCTCTGGCTCTGGAACCAAACCGACCCGGCCGGCGGCCCCTACAGCCGCGAGGTGCGGGACGGCTCCCCGGTGCGGGTGGAGGAGCTGTGCGCGGCCCTGGGCCTGCCCGAGCGCACCGTGCGCCGCCACCTGGCTCAACTCCGGGACGCGGGCTACCTCAACACCTTCCGCGAAAGCCACGCCTTCACGGCGGTCATCAGCCTCTGGCGGCCGGACGGGCCGGGCGGCGGACTTCCGGCCAAAAATGGCAGGTCACCCGAGGCGCAAAGTGATCTGCCAAAAATGGCAGGTCACCCGCGAAACGACGAGTCACCTGCCAAAAGTGGCAGGTCACAAGACCAGGATGCGGCCAAATTTGGCAGGTCACACGCGGATTTTCCGGCCAAAAATGGCCGTTTGGCGGGCGAATTTTCGTCCCCCCCTGGACCCCCCTTAAAGGAACAAGAGTTGTTTCTAGATAAGCCTAGTAACCAAGGCTCTTCTCTTGACTCTCCTGGTTTTTTATTACGTACCAACAACAACAAAAGCGCAAATGTCGTGCCAATCAGGCCCGGCGTGGATGGCCCGTCCGCGCCTTCCGGTAAAGGCGCTGCTGTTACTGTTGGTCAAAGCCCGGAGCGTCTGCGCCGGGAGCAGGCCGCCCGGCATCACCTGGGGCGGATTGACGCCTGGGAGCGGCCGGAGCTGAACCGGACCCTCCTGGAGGCCCTGTGCGGCCTGAGCGCGGCGGGGCTGAACGAGGTCTTTGACCAGGTCTGGCGGATGCACCGCACCCGGCGCAAGGACCTGGACAACCCGGCCGGGTGGTGGGCGTCCATGCTGATCCGCTCCGCAGAGGCCTGGCGCAAGGCCAACCGCCTGGAGGTCCGGCGGGAATAAAGGCCAAAGGCGTCATGAAGGGGTGCAAGGCAAGCATTCATGAGGCCTGACGGGACGCCAACCGACCAGGCCAGCCTGGCGGACGCAAGACGGGAGCGAATCGAGCGGGGTCAAGCCCCGAATAAGCGGCGGGGTGGGGCGGGGCGCGGCCCGACCGGGCCGGCGGCGGCCGGCGGCGGGTCCTTCCCCGGGGGGTGGCCCTAGCGGGTCGGGAAGACCCCGGTGGACGGCCAGGGTTGAGATGAAAACTGGGTTGGAAAAATGGAATTTACCAAGTCTACAGCACTAGTTAGCGCAAGCCACCCCAACGGCAAGCCAGCCCCGCCCTTGCCCGGGGCGGTCCTGGCGGCCCTGGGGGATGGCTGGTTTGATAGCCATTCCTGCCACGCCTGGCTCCTGCAAGCCCTGCACCCCCAGGGTCCGCATTGCCGCTGGTGTGGCCAAGCCTTGACCAGCCCGGCCCAGGCCGCCACCTGGCAAGCCCTGGGCCGCCTGCGCTGCCCGGACTGCGGCCGCTGGTGCACCCCCCTGACCAACACCGCCCTGAGCAAGTCCAGCCTGGACCCGCGCCGTTATGTCCTGCTGTGCCTGCTGGCTCTGGCCGGCCTGGACGACCGCGCCATAGCCCAGCGGCTCCAGGTCAGCTCCGAAACCATCCGCCGCTGGCGGGCGCGCTGGCGGGAGGCCGCCTAACCCATGGCCGAAGACCGCCATAGCCTGTTCCAGTCCGGTCTGGAAGCCCTCAAGCAGGCCCAGGAGCTCCAGGCCAGCCTGCAAAAGGCCCTCAAGGACCCCGACAACCCGGCCAAGGCCCAGGCGGTGGAGGCCCAACTGGCGGCGTTGCGGGCGCGGATCGGCGACGGGGAGGCCTCGGCCGGGGCCAATCCCGTCGCGCGAACTTTCAAAAACCTCAACCAGGCCGCCGCCTGGCTGCGTCAAGAGGGCTGGAAGATCAGCGACAGCACGATTTACAACCACCACACCCGCAACGTGATCAACCCCCGCGCCGATGGCCTCTATCACGAGGCCGACTTGCTGCGCTACGCCCAAAACACCCTCAAGCGCAAGGACGGCGCGGGCTCCGAGAAGCTGGAAGCCCTCCAGGAGCGCAAGGCCCTGGCCGAGATCGAGCGGGCCGAGGTCCAGGCCGCCAAGATGCGCCTGCAACAGGAAATCCTGGAAGGCAAGTACATCACCAAGGAGCAACACGAGCGCGAAATGTCCACCCGGGCGCGTCTGTTGAAGGCCGACATGCAGAATTTCTGCCGGATGTTCGTAGATAACCTGATCCATCTGGTGGGCGGCGACCCCGGCCAGGCTCCTGAGGCCCTGGCCTTCATGGAGCGCCACGTCAACCGCTGGCTGAACCGCTACGCAATTCAGGGCGAAATCAACCTGACCGGCGAGCAGGGACACCCGGCATGAGCCTGCAAGCCTTGTTAACCCAGGAAGAGCTCTTCCCGGCGGCGAAGCTCACGCCGGGCGAAATCGAGGCCTGGCGGCAGAAGGAGCCCCTGACCATCTCGCAATGGGCCGAGCGTTACCGGGCGGTGACCGATGGGCCCTGGAAGGGCGATTGGCGCAACGAGCACACGCCCTACCTGGTGGAGCCCATGGACACCTGGGGCCTGCCCCAGGTGCGCGAGGTTTGGGTGATCGGCCCCTTGCAGGGCGGCAAAACCCAGATCGTCTACAACTGCTGGGCCTACGGCCAGCACTACGACCAGGCCTGGGCCTTGTTCGTCATGGCCGACGAGAAAAGCGTGGTGCGCACCAGCAAGGAGCGCCTGCAAAAGATCATCAAGGCATCGCCCGCCTTGTGCGAGTTGCTGCCAGGTTCACCCTTTAGCCTGGTCAACTATGAATTGCACCTTCAGGCCTCCATGACCTACATGGGCTGGCCGCGGTCAGAGGCGACCCTGGCCTCTTTCCCCATCCCCCAGGTCTTCCTGGACGAGGTGGACCTCTGGCCGGTGCCGCGCAAGGACAGCATGGACGCGGTGGACCTGGCCCGCGCCCGCACCACGACCTTTCCCTACACATGTAAAGTTTTAGGGGTCACCACCACCACCCTGGAGGACGCGCCGGGCTGGGAAAACCTGCTCAAGTGCCAGGAGGTCCGGGTCTACATGGCCAAATGCCCGCATTGCGGCGGGCTGGTGATCATGCGGCCCGAGCAACTGCGCTGGGACGAGGACCTGACCGGCCAGCCGGACCGCATCGAGGGCGAGGACCTGGCCTGGTATGAGTGCCAGCTCTGCCAAGGGGCCTGGGGCCGGATGGAGCGCCGCCTGGCGGTGCAGAACGGCGGCTACCAGCCCCAGCGCTGGAACTCCCGGGCGCAGTGGTGGGAGCCCTGCGACCCGGTGGCCCGGCCGATCAAGGTAGGCTTCCATTTCAGCGCCTTCCACAGCCCCTTCGTAAGCCTGGGCAAGATCGCGGCCCAGTTCATCAAGGCCCGGAAGGACGTCAAGGCCGAGGTCACGCTCTTCAACAAGATGCTGGCCCTGCCTTACCGCAGTGAACAGGCCGCCCGCTCCGAGGATTTGATCCTGGCCCTGTGCGACAACCGCCCCCCGGGCCTGGTGCCGGCCGACGCGGTGCTCCTGACCGCCTGCGTGGACGTGCAGCGCTCGGGCTTCTACATCACCATCCGGGCCTGGGCCGCCGGCCCGGAGCGCGAGTCCTGGCTGATCCGCGCGGCCTACGTGGACTCCTGGGCCGGGGTGGAGAAGGTCATCTTCGACGACCACTACCGCGATCCGGCTGGCCAGGGCTGCGTGATCGCCTTTGGCCTGGTGGATGCCGGCGATGGCGCGATGCAGCGCGAGGTATTCGATTGGTGCCAGGTCCACCCGCCCCTGCGGGCCAGCAAGGGCTTCCAGACCATCAATCGCCGCCAGCCCTACACCCAAAACAAGGTGGACACCCACCCGGGCCTGGTCTGCTTCCACTTCAACACCACCTACTACAAGAACGACCTGCTGGACGGCAAGCTGCGGATTGGCCCGGCCGACCCCGGCGCCTGGCACCTGCACAGCAATTGGCCGGATGGCCGACCCCCGGAAAACGAACACGTGGCGGGCCTGCTGAACGACTACGCCCGGCAGCTCTGCGCTGAATCCAAGGACGCGCGCGGCCTTTGGCAAAATCCGCGCGACCGGCCAAACCACTACCTGGACTGCGAGGTCCTCCAGCTCGTTTGCGCCGATTACTTGGGCGTCCGCTACATGGCCCCGGAAGAGCCGGAGCCGGAAGAAGAAACCCACACCAACCAACCTCTGACAGGGAGTCATAGCAGATGGTAAAGAAGGAGCCTCAGCAGATGGTTAAAGCAGCTTTTCTCAATGGTATGAAGGAGATCACCGAGTTCGTGGGCTTCAGTGCGGCCACGGTCCTCAAGCACAAGCGCAACTATCCCGGTATGCCCATCAGCCTGGAAAGCGGCCGCTGGATTGGCGATCCGGAGAAGCTGGAGGCCTTCTACAAGGACTTGGCGGCTGGAAGGACTGAGAAATGGAATGCCTGATATAATATGTCCATTGACATTGGGGGCTATGTCAATTATTTTTCGGCTGAGGCAGTGGTCTAGTATGGAAAGGCGCATGAATCATAGCTCAGGCTTTGGTTCGTGAGACCCCGGTTCAATTCCGGGCTGCCAGAGAGAACTTAGGCAAGTTTTCTGTGGCAGCCTGAAATTGCTTGTGTGGACAATGGATCAACGAAAAAAACTTGAAATATATCAAGCTCAGACCGCAAATCTCAAGGAATTGGTTAAAGCCAAAAAGCAACTCAATCTTACCATAAATACTGCAATTAAGGATGATAATTCAGCTGCATTAGAAGTTAATACAAAATTATTTGCCTTGCTATTCTCCGCTTGGGTGGAAGCCCAATTCGTAAAAACTGTCCATACCCCTTATGGCTTTTCCCTTAATGAAATATCACAAATCATGAAAAACTATGCCAATCGCGCGGAGGACGGTTGGAAAAAATGTGTTGAACTAGCCCTAAGGAAAGCCTCAAAAAAGAAGAATTCAAAATTTCTTGCCGCTGTAGAGCGCAAGCTGTTAAAAATCATTAAAGATTATGTACTCCAACCAAGGCATCTTAGAAATAAAATCGCTCACGGCCAATGGGTCAAGGCGCTCAACTCAAGCAACACCGCTGTCAATCCTAATTCATCTAATGAACTGAGCTCACTAGATGTAGTAAAAATATCAACCTGGTTTGATGCATATAAATATTTAGCTGATATTATTGAAATACTAATTGAATCACCCCAAAGAGCCTTTTTCCGTGATTATTACACGATAGTCACCGATTTGGATAGTTTTTTAATAGAAGCAAGGCGGCGATCAATGCAAGAGAAGAGAAAAAAGCTGCTATTAAAATATTCTCATAGATCATATAAAATGAAACCCACACCTTAAATTTGATCTTTACTCTAAGGTAATTTCATCAACACGCAAGCTTTGCGATGCTAGGCGGCGCGTATAATTAATGGAACACATTCAAATAGTTACACATTTAAAAGCTATTCTTACAGAGATACTGTTGCCTAGTGGCATTGTGGATACAGACCGTTTTATAAGCCTTAGGGAAGTAGATGGTAAAATACGCGAAGCTAAAATGATCATGGGTGCTGCCAATGGTCTTCCTTCTGATTTTATCAAAGAAATGGAGTCCAACGCTGATTTCCAAGCTAACAGCAGAAGGGTTCGCCTCGAAACATTAGCGAGTTATATTCGCAATGCCATAAATTTTCTAAATATCGAAGGGGCATCAAGGCCAAAGAAAGTAATTATCCCACCTCCAACACTTACCAAGTTAACTAAAACAATGCCTGGCCTTGATGAAGTAATCAATAATCGATGGAGAGAAGCGCAAAAATGCCAACATGTGCAGGCTTATACTGCAGCTATAGTATTAATGGGTAGCATTTTGGAAGCTCTTTTATTATGCCGCGCGTGCCTAACTTTACCTGAGACATACCAATCATCGAAAACCCCGAGAACTAAAGAAGGTAAAATACCAGCTGTCCAAGATTGGAATCTTAGCACGCTTATCGATGTTGCGACTGAGAGAGGTTGGCTAAAAATGGATAGAGGCAAATTTGGGCATGCCCTGCGAGAGTCTAGAAATGTAGTGCATCCTTGGGTTGAAGTAACAATGCGTGCCAATTTTGATGACGCTACATGCCGCACCTCATGGGAAGTTCTCCTCGCATCGGTCAATGATTTACTCGCCTCAGTCGATTAATTGTTGTTTGTTTTAATTTTATAGGTACTAACAAGTTATTGCTTACTCGCTGAATTCGATGCTTGTATTTATTGAATGAGTTCGTTGGCAAGCGCAACATTGCCCCGTTTGACCTCAAAATTGCGCATCTTTGCCCCGTTTGACCGCAACTTCCAGCATCTTCCAAATTAGCCCAAATTCCCGGGTTAGCCTCCCATCAAGGAGGCTGGCATGGGCGCGAACGCTTTCACATCCTGGACGGACCTGGCCAAGGCCATGCGCGATGACCTGGCCTCGGGCAATTTCCGCACGGTCAAGTCCTACACCCTGGGCGGGCTGATCAACCAAACCGTCTCCTACCGCGACCTTGCGGAGTTCCTGGCCCTCCTGGCCTTTGTCGAGCGCCGGGCCTCCGAGGAAGCCCTTCCCACCTTCACCGGCCAGATCATCGCCGTCAGCCTGGGCAACTACTGATGGCGGGGCTGGGTTCGATGTTCGGCCGGGCCTTGGCCAACAGCCTGGGCAATGCCCTGGACAGCGCCATCGGCATTTTCAGCCCCGGCCGGGAGGCCTTCCGCCAGCAGGAGCGGGCCCGGGCCGAGGCCTTCCGGCGCTACGCCGGGGCCAAGGACGGCCTGCAAACCGGGGCCTGGGGTCACCAGGACGGCAACGTCAACCAGGTGATTGGCGACTCGTCCGTCCGGCTGCGGGCGCGGGTGCGCCAGTTGGTGCGGGACTTCCCCTTCTTCGCCCGGGTGGTGGAGGCGGCGGTGAACCTCTCCATCAGCACCGGCATCAACCTGCAATTCATGAGCGAGGACGAGGAACTCAACCAGCGGGTGGAGGAGGCCTGGGCCGAGGATTGCGAGCGGATGGACGTGGGCGGGCGGATGGACTTCGTGGAGCTGCAACGCCTGGCCCGGCGGCAAGAGGTCGAGGTGGGCGAGTGCTTCGGGGCCACGCCGCTTGACCTGTCGGACCGCGAATCGCCCCTCAAGGTGCAGCTCTACGAGCCGGACTGGCTGAACGACTTCGGGGCCAGCCCTGGCCCGGGCTCCAAACTGGTGCAGGGGGTGGAGATCGACGAGCGCTCGGGCAAGGTGATCGCCTACCACCTGGAGGACCCGGAGCACTGGGGCAAGCCCCTCAAGATCGAGCCGCGTTTCGCGGTGCACTCCTACAAGATGCTGCGGCCGGGCCAGGTGCGGGGAGTGAGCCCCCTGGCCTCGGCCATCTTGTCGGCCAACGACATCGGGCAATACATCGGGGCCGAGGTGGACGTGGCCAAGAAGGCGGCCTCCTACCTGGCCACCCTGCACAGCCCGGACCCGGCCGGGGCCGCGCTGAGGCGCAGCAACGCGGATCAGGCCAGCGGCTTGCGGGTGCGGCAACTGCCCAGCGGCATCATCGAGGTCCTGCACAGCGACGAGAAATTCAAGCTGCTGGAGAACAACCGCCCCGGTGGCCAGTTCGAGCCCACGGTGAACTTCATCACCCGCATGATCGCGGTGGCGGCCGATCTTTCCTATGAGCTGGTCTCCGGCGATTATCGCGGCCACAACTACGCCAGCAACAAAATCGTCCGCTCCGACCTCCTGCACCAAACCCGGCCCAAGCAGCGGCGTTTCGCCCGCCAGTTCTGCCAGGTGATCTTCGCCCGCTGGCTGGACGCCAAGGTCAGCATCGGCGCTTTGCGCCTGCCGGGCTATTGGCAGCGGCGCGGGGCCTACCTGCGGGCGGCGCGCTGGATCTATCCGGGGGTGGAAGGCGTGGATCTTCTGCGCGAGGCGCGGGGAGCCCTGAGTCTCCTGGCCGGCGGCCTGGAAGACCCCCAGGACTACCTGGGCCGGCGGGGCAAGGACCCGCGCGAGACCCTGCGGGCCATCGCCAAGTTCCAGCGCATGGCCAAGGAAGAGGGCGTGGACCTGCATTGGGGCGTCCAGCCGGTGAAGACCAACCCGGCCGCCCTGGGAGCGAGCAGCAATGGCGACGCGGTTAAAGAGTGATCCGGCCGGCCCGGTGCCGGGAGCCCGGGCGGTGGACGTGGACTTCCAGACCCGGAGCGCGCGGCTCCTGGCCGGGCGGGGCGGGCCGTCCACCCTGGACGAGGCCAACCGGGCGGTGGAGGTGGTGGCGGCCACCGAGCTGCCGGTGACGGTCTTCGACTTCGCCCGCTGGGAGCCGGTGCAAGAGGTCCTGCTGATGAGCGGGATCAGCCAAATCCCGGAGAGCGCGCCGCTGATCGACAGCCACAGCCGGGAGACCCTGCGCAACATGGCCGGCAGCGCCCGGGAGTTCCGGGTGGACGGCCCGCAACTCCTGGCCCGGATGATCTTCTCGGGAAACAGCCTGGGCCAGGAGGCCTGGACCATGGTCCGGGAGGGCCATCTGACGGACGTGTCCATCGGCTACCGGATCAACGCCTCCACCTGGATCGAGGCGGGCCGGACGGTGGAGATCGACGGCCGCGCCTTCACCGGGCCGATGCGGGTGGTGACCAACTGGAGCATCAAGGAACTGTCGCTGTGCCCCATCGGGGCGGACGAGGCGGCCAAGGTCAGGGCCGCGAACCACAAGGACAAGGAGAGAGCCATGAAGATTTCCGCCCGGATGAGGGCCTACCTGGAGACTCGCGGCCTGGCCAAGGACGCCAGCGACGACGAGGCCCGCCGCTTCCTGGCCGACCTGGAGGACCGTGAGGGGCCGGTGAACCTGGACCAGGGCCGGAGCGATCCGCCCGCGCTCCCGGCCGACCCGCCGGCCCCGCCGGCCCCGCCCGCCGATCAGGGCCGCGGCGCGCCCCCGGCCAGCCAGGACCCGCCCGCGCCCCCGGTGAACCCCGAGGGCCAGCGCTCCGAGGCCGAGCTGATGCAGTCCGAGCGCGCCCGGGCGGCCGAGATCATGGACATGGGCCGGGTCCACGGCATCGAGGGCGACGAGCTGCGCGGGCTGCTGCTGGGCAACTACAGCCTGGACCAGGCAGGCCGGGCGATGCTGGGCCTGCTGGCGGCGCGCTCGGGCATCGCCGGCGGCGGCGGCCACCGACACCCGGCCCGAGTGCTGCACGACGAGCGCGACCGCTTCCGCGCGGCCAGCATCGACAGCCTGTTGGTGCGGGCCGGCATCCCGGTGGCCCAGCCGGCGGCGGGCCATGACGAGCTGATGGGCCTGAGCCTGCGGGAGCTGGCCCGGGACTGCCTGCGCCGGGCCGGCCAGCGCACCGGCGGCTACATCCTGGATTGGGTGGGCCGGGCGCTGACCACCAGCGATTTGCCCAACATCCTGATGGACGTGGCCAACAAGTCCATCCTGTTCGGCTGGGACAGCGCGCCGGAGACCTGGCAGTTGTGGTGCGGCATTGGCCAGGTCGGCGACTTCAAGCCCGGCCACGAGGTGCGCCTGGGCGAGTTCGACGACCTGGACGAGATGAAGGAGAACGCCGAGTACAAGTACGCCGCCATGAAGGACGCCCAGGAGGCCTACCAGATCGCCACCTTTGGCAAGGCCTTCCGCATCGGCCGGCAGACGCTCATCGACGACGACCTGGGCATGCTGACCAGCGTGCCCCAGGCCATGGGCGAGGCGGCCAGCCGCACGGTGGGCGACGTGGCCTGGGCGGCGCTGATCAGCAACGCCACCATGGGCGACAACAAGGCCCTGTTCTGCGCCGACCACGGCAACATGAAGAGCATCCCGGCCTTCGACGTGGCCGGGCTGGGCCTGGCCATCCAGCAGATGACCGCCCAGAAGGACCTGAACCAGAAGCGCCGCATCCGCGTCATCCCGGTCTTCTTCCTCTCCCCCACCTCGCTTTTCGTCACGGCCGAGAAGTTCTTTGGCTCGGACGTGATCGGCACTCAGGGCGAGCCTAACGTGAAGAACCCCTTCTCGGGCACCTTCCGCCAGGAGAACCGCATCTACGAGCCGCGCCTGGACGACGCCGGGGTGAGCACCTTCTATTTGGCCGGTCCCAAGGGGCGCACGGTGAAGGTGTTCTTCCTCAACGGGGTGCAGAAGCCCTTCATGGACGCGGAGAACGACTGGAACACCGACGGCCGCAAGTTCAAGGTCCGCATCGACGTGGGCAGCAAGGCCATGGATTGGCGCGGCCTCCAGCAGACCACCATCACCGGCTAGGCCCGGGCCAGCCAAGGGAGAAGGATCATGGCGAACAACTACATCGAGGAAGGCAAGCGGATCGTGTTCACCGCCGGGGCCGAGGTGAAGAGCGGCGACCTGGTGATGGTGGGCGGCCTGGCGGTGGTGTCCCTGGTCAACCTGGCCAATGGCGCCAAGGGCGCGGGCGAGGCGGTGGGGGTCTACGAGCTGGCCAACAAGAACAACACCCTGGCCATCGACCAGGGCCAGAAGGTCTACCGGACCATCGCCGACGGCAAGCTGACCAACGTCCCGGACGATGCCGTGTATGTGGGCATCGCCTGGGAGGCGGCGGCCCTGGCCGCCACCAGCGTCAAGGTCAAGCTGAACGCCTAGGAGAACGACCTTGAGCGGCAGCCTCATCCTCAGTGCGAAGCTCGAAGCCGGGACGCTGGAAGAGCATGCCCAGGCCTTGGCCCAGGTGCGCAATGGCTTGCCCAAGGCCATGGCCCGGGCGGTGAACCGCACCGGGCAACTCTTGCGCAACCAGATGGTGGACGAGGTGCGCCGGGTGCTGCCGCTCAAGGCCGGCACGGTGCGGGGGGCCACAGGCATCCGCCTGGCGACGGTGGCCGACCCCACCGGCAAGGTCTGGCTCCAGGGCCGGCCCATCGCCTTGTCCTGGTTCAAGCCGGTGCCGGGCACCAACTTCCCCTACACCCGGCGGGGCTGGTATCAGCGGCCGCCGGTGGGGGTGGCGGTGATGCTGGATCTTCGCCAGGGGGCCTCGGGCTTTGCCGTGCATCAGGTGATACCCGGCTCCTTCATCGTGGACCGCAAGAAGGCCTGGCCTTCCAGCAGCAACCGCACCGGCATGCCCTACGAGGTGGTCAAGCGCACCGGCCGCTTCTACCTGGACCAGGAGACGGGCAAGCGCCGCGAGGCGTTTGGCATCCTGCATGGCCCCTCCCCGGCCGAGGTCCTGGACCGGCCGACCCTGGAGCGCCTGGAGGTGGAGGCCCGCAAGCGCCTGGCCGAGCGCCTGCATCACGAGGCCTACGTGATCCTGGAGGGCATCGAGCGCAAGGCCAAGTACCTGAGGAAGGAGAACGGCGCATGACCTTCGAGCCCCTGGCCGACCTGGAGCTGATCTTCAACCCGGAGGAGCTCGCCACCCCGGCGGTCCTCTGGCCGGGCGAGGACCGGCAGCGGACCATCGCCGGGATCTTCGCGGAAACCCCCCAGGAGGGGCGGCTGTCCGAGGCCCGGGTGGCGGGATCGCGCCTGATCCTTGTCTGCCGGGCCGACCAGGTGGCCGACGCCGGCCCGGGAACCCCCCTGCGCCTGGAGCCCAACCCCCGCCTGGGCATCGTCGGCGGTGACTTCCGCGTAGCCGAGACCCAGCCCGCCGGCCCGGGCAAGCGCCTGCTGGTCTTGCAGGTGCGGCGATGAGCCACCAGCGCAGCCTGATCATTCAAAGCCTGGTGGACCGCCTGGCCGCCCACGAGGCCCTGGCCGGGGTCAGGGTCTTCAAGGACCCGGACGCGGCCCAGCGGGTGCCGCCCGAGGAGCTGCCCGCAATCCTGGTCCGGCCGGGCGAGGAAGCCCCCGAGGAAATCCAGGAGACCGGCCCGGTGCGGCGCTATCGCCGGGTGCTGGAGCTGAAGATCGAGGCGGTGGCCGCGCCCCTGCCTGGCCAAACCCTGGACGCCATTCTGGACGCCCTGGACCTGGCCATTGAGCAGGTGGTGCAGGCCGACGAGACCCAGGGCGGCCTGGTCAGGGAGACGATCCTGGCCGGCACCGAGTTTCCCCCGCCGGTGACCGAGGGGAGCTACACCCTGGCCGCCGTGGTCCAGACCTACCTGGTCACCTACCAGTTTCCCAACTAGGAGGGAGCCATGTTGATGCGCAACAAATCGGCCGCGCCCCAGGCGGTGGTCGGGGCGGGCGAGGCCCAGGCCGGCGGCACCCTGGAGGTGCCCGACCATCTGGCCGCCGGCCTGACCGGCCCGGGCTGGGAGCCGGCGGTGGCCGCCGCGCCGGAGCCGACCCCGGCTGTCACGGAGATCATCCCCACGGCCCCGGAAGACGAGGATTTCGGCGCGCCGAAATAGGTCATCCAACCGCGTTCACCCCCAAGGCCCCGCGAGGGCCAGGAAGGCGAGGCTTAGGCCATGATCGACACCAGCAAGCTATCCCTGGACCGTGAGCTGTCCGGGTTCCTGGCCCTGGAGACGGGCTTCGGCGCCCTGGCCGAGTTCACCAGCGCCCACAGCATCGGGCTCCTGGGCCTGCCCAAGGCCAGCCAGCCCGAGAGTTTCAGCGACAGCGAGGAAAAGCGGGCCACCGCCTCCCTGCCCCAGCGCTTCCGGGACATGACCCCGGCCGGCAGCGTCAGCTTCTCGCTCTACGCCCGGCCCAGCGGAGCCCTGGGCGCTCCCCCGGCCGAGGCCCCCCTGATCAAGGCCGCCACCGGCATCGAGACCATCAACGCCGGGGCCAGCGTGGTCTATTCCCCGGCGATCCAGGTGCCGTCCTTGTCCCTGGCCTACGGGGTGGGCGCGAACCTGACCCAGTGGATCGCCGGCCTGGTGATCGAGGAGCTGAAGATCAACGGCGGCCCCAAGGGCGCGGTGCGCCTGGAGGCCAGCGGCAAGTGCCGGGCGGTGCTGAGCGCCGGCCGGGCCGAGACCGTGGCCGACAGCACCACCACGGTCCTCAAGCTGGCCGCTGGCGGGGCCAAGCTCTTCGACCTGGGCGCGCGGGTGCAGGTGGGGGCCGAGACCAACGCCGGGGCTGGCTACGCGGTGACCGCCTACGACGAGGATGCCGACACCATCACCGTCAGCCCGGCTCTGCCCTCGGCCCCGGCCGCGGCGGCGGTGGTCAAGGGTTGGCTGCCCACCCACAGCCTGCCGGGCCAGGTGCTCACCGGCCGGGTCTGCCCGGTGCTGATCGACGGGGTGGAGCTGCCGGTGACCGAGTGGAGCGTGAGCCTCAGCCGGGCCATCAAGCTGTTGGACAACGTGGTCAACACGGCGGACCCCTACGCCCTCCAGGGCTACGTGGCCGACCTGCGCACGGTCAAGGCGAGCTGCAAGGTTTTCTTCGAGGGCAAGCACCTGGCCTTCTTCCGCCAGGCCAAGAACCAGGCCCGGGCCGCGCTGACCCTGGGCGGCGGGGCGGTGGCCGGCCAGAAGATGCTGGTGAACCTGGCCCGCTGCGAGGTCAACACCCCGGAGCTCTCCGGCACCGCGCCCCTGGAGCTGCCCCTGGAGTTAGCGGCCATCGCCTCGGCCGCCGGCGAAGACGAAATCCTTTTCACCTACCAGTAAGCCAGCGGGGCCCCGCGCCCCGCCAAGGAGAGAGCCATGCCCCCGGTTACCGGAATGTCCCTGGCCGAGCTGATCCAGTCCCGCCAAATTGGCGAAGACGAGGTTCTGACCACCACCTTGAACTTTTTGGGCATCTTCACCCTCACCCTGACCCACATCAGCAAGGAACGTTTTCGGTCCATGCTGCGCCGGGCGAAGAAGATCACCTACGTCGAACACCAAAAGCTGGAATTGGACGACGACGAAAAGATGGCCGAGCTTGTCTCCGAGCATGTGGTGGGCTGGGAAGGCCTCACCGTGCGCAAGGTCAGCCGCATGTTCTGGCTGCGCATCGACGATCTGAGCGAGGAGCAGAAGGAGGAAAAGGTCGTCTACTCGGCCGAGGGCGCTAGGACATTGCTCGTTAATAATGAAATGCTTTATCGCACCGTGTTGAACAGCGCCTTGAGCGCGGCCAACTTCTCAGAGGCCCTGGAGGGCGCGGAAAAAAACTTGCCCAGTGGGCCCGTTACTGGGCCCGCCCCGGCCGAGTAGCCTGCGGGCGCTGCCGGGAGATCAAGGAAGCCATCAACCAAGAGCCGGACTGTCAATCATGCGAGCACCTCGAACCGCTGCTGCCCCTCAATCGCCAGGCCTGGGAGCTGTATCCCCAGGTCTGCGACCAGGTGCGGCCGGGCCAAACGGTGCTGGCGGTGGGGCCGGGCGGGGTGATCAGCAGACCCCCCGCCTGGCCGCCCCTGGACCTGCCGGCGGTCTGCGCCGTGGCGCGGCGGCTGGGCTATCGCCCGCCGGATTGGGGCCTCTTGGTGCGCCAGCTCAAGCTGATCCACCGCGTGGTGGGGGAGTGCGTGTCTGATGGCCACTAGGATTGAGATGATCCTGGGGGCCAGGGACGAGAGCGGGCCGGCTTTTGACAACTATGGCCGCACCGCTAAAAAGACCTTCCAGCAGGTGAGCCAGGACGCCCAGGAGGCCTCCCGGGGAACCGGCCTCCTGGACGCGGCCACCGGAGGCCTGGTCAACACCTTCAAGCTGGCCGGCGCGGCCCTGGGCCTCTATGGCGGGTTCCAGCTCGTGGACCTGGCCAAGAACGCGGTGATGCTGGCCGCGCGTTACGAGACCCTGGGGGCCACCCTCAACAACCTGGGCAAGAACGCCGGCTACTCGGCCAGCTTCCTGGAGGCCCAGGAAGGAGCCTTGCGCAAGACCGGCATTTCGGCCATCGGGGCGCGGGAGTCCCTGGCCAGGATGATGCAGGCCAACCTGGACCTGTCCAAGGCCTCCCAGCTCGCCCGGGTGGCCCAGGACGCGGCGGCGGTGGCCGGCATCAACTCCACCGAGGCCTATCAACACCTGGTCTATGGCATCCAATCGGCCCAGGTGGAGATGCTGCGCACGGTGGGGCTCAACGTCTCCTTCGAGCAGAGCTACGCCGCCGTGGCGGCCCAGACCGGCCGCACCGCCGACAGCCTGGGCGAGGCCGAAAAGGCCCAAATCCGGCTGAACGCGGTCCTGGAGGCGGGCAAGAACATCGCCGGCACCTACGAGGCGGCGATGGGCACCGCCGGTAAGCAAATGCTGTCCTTCGCCCGCTATTGGGAGGACATGCAGGTCGAGCTGGGCAAGGCCTTCGGCCCGGCCCTGACCAGCATCATCGAGCATGCCACCCTGAGCATGAAGGGGTTCACCGAGACGGTGGCCTCGTCCACGGTGCAGGGAGCCTTGGCCACGGTGGGCAACGCCGTGGCCTTCACGGTCAACCACCTGGACGCCCTGGCGGTGGCCCTGGGCATGGCCAGCACCGCCTGGGCAATGTTCCGAGCCGAGAGTTTCTGGGCCGCCGGCATGAAAGCAGCCGAGTTGGGCCTGGTGGAAAAGGCGGTCCTGGGAATCAGCACCGCCCTGGGGGGCATGAAATCCGGCGTGGGCGAGGTGACCGACGCGGTCAAGACCTTCACCATGCTCCAGCGCAACGGCTTTACTCAGGCCGAGGCCGCCACCCTGGCCCTGAAATTCGCAACCGAAGGCCTGCGCACCAAACTGGCCAGCTTGTGGGCATTGATGGCCGCAAACCCGGCCACCACCGCCGCTATCGGGGTGGCGGCCCTGGTGACGGCATATTACGCCCTGCACAAGTCGGCTGGGGATTATGCCAAGGAAGCGGCGGAAGTCTCCCAGGAGATCAAGGCCGCCGCTGACGCCCACCAGAAGGCCCAGAAGGACGTGGCCGAGCTGACCAAGGCCTTGCAGTCCTACGACGATGCCTTGACCAGGGCTGACGGAAACCAGGGCAAGGAAAAGGCGGCCCTGGACGATTTGAACCGCCTGTATCCCAGCCTGGCCGGCAACTACCAGACCACGGCGCAGGGCATCGCCAACGTCAACCAGCATCGCGACGTCATGCTGGCCAAGCTACGCGCCGAAATCGAGCTGAACAAGTCACTGCTCAACACCCAAAACGAAGCGGCGCTCAAGAAAATCCGGGAGGCCATGGACAATGCCCGGGCGCTCGCCGCCAGGGCCACCATCAGCCTGGAGAACAGCCTTCTTCCCGAGTCGTGGTTTTTCAACAAGAGCAAGCTTGAGGAGATCACCACCACCACTCAGCAGGTGATAAGGAACCTGTTGACGGTGCGCGAAATCCCGCTGCTCGACCCCGGGCATGCCGAGGAATCCAAGGAGCTGGCCACGGCCCTGGAAGGGGTGTTGCAGGTCTTTGGCAAGATCAAGGGAATCGCTCCCGAGACCAGGGCCGCCATCGAGGCCGCCCTGACCGGGGCGACCAAGGCCGCCGTAGCCGTCCCGGCCGAAGTCAAGCTGGCCTGGTCCTCCAAGGACATCAGCGACACCTACAAGGACCTGACCAAGCTCCAGGCCGAAACCACCGCCATGCTGGCCAAGGCTGGCATGAACCCGGTGCAGGCCAAGCTATACGACATCAACCAGGCCGAGCTGGATAAAAGCCTGGACCTGTGGGCTCGGAATTTGCCCCTTGAGATGACCCAGGCTGGCCTGGATTCCATCACCGCCTGGGGTGATGCCCAACGGGCGACCCTGGGGCCGGAGATCGCCAAGACCCGCACCGAGATGGTGCGGGGGATGTACGACCTGGGCCAGGCCAGCCGGGAGCAGGTCCTGGCCAACCTGACGGCCGAGGCGGCGGTCTACGCGGCCGGGGGCGAGCGCACCCGCCAGCAATACCTGGCCACCGAAAAGGCCATCACCGACCTCAAGCTCCAGGGGGTGCACGAGCGCCAGGCCATAGTCCAGGCCAATGTGAACCTGGGCCTTGCTGATCAGGACTCCCTGATTGCGGCTTACCGGGCTGAGTTGGAGCTGTTGCCCCTCCTGCAACTCTCTGACGACGAGCGGACCAAGCGCCGCCTTGAGAACCTGGCTAAAATCCGGGAAGCCGAGCGCGCCAAGCTAGACCTGCTCCAGGAAATTCAAGCGCTTCAGCTTTCCTGGATGGAGGAAGGCGCGGCCAAGGAAGAAGCCAGCCTGGAGGATAGCCTCAAGCGTGAACGGCGGGCCCTGGAACAAAAGATCGCGGACAAAAAGGAATACCAGGCCCAGGCCCAAACCCTCCTGGCGCAGTTCGACGCCTACGCCGACCGGCAGCGGGACAAGCAGGCGCTCAAGGAAAAGCAAAGCGGCCTGGAGATCGCCGCCCAGACCGCCCGCCTGGCCGGCGACTCCCGCCGGGCCAAGGAGCTGGAGCTGGAGAAGTACATTCTCTCGCTCAAGCACTCCGGCTACACCGAACTTGAGCAGGCCCAGCTCATCGCCAACAAGCGGGTGGAGATTCACCAGACCGGCCTGGAGCGGATGCTCCTGGAGCAGGCGGACTTTTACGAGGGCTGGGACAAGATCGGCGAGAACGCGCTGTCCGGCATCCAGTCCGACCTGGTGAGCGTGTTCAAGGCCGCGGCCCAGGATATCGACACCATCTGGACCGGGCTGTGGGAATCGGCCCAAAACATCGCTTTGCAGGCCATAGGAGCCATCGCGGCCCGGCTGGCCACCTATGGCCTGTCCAACCTGATCCTGGCGGTGATGCCCAGCCTGGGCGGGGCCCTGGGCTCGCTGGCCGGCGGAACGGACGCGGCCGGCTCCGCCCTGAATCTGGCCAGCAACGCCAGCAGCCTTTACAACGCCTACAACACCTTCGTCAGCGGTGGCTGGACCACCCTGGGCTCTTCCTGGGTCAACGGGTCGTCCTGGGCTGGTCCCGCCACCTATGCCGGAGGTGAGTGGGCCGGCGTGAACCCGGCGGCCTGGGGCGGCCCCAGCATCCCCGGCTGGGGCACCGGGGCCATGGGCAGCAACCTGACCTGGACCGGCGTGTTCGGCTCCGGCATCACCGGCGGCCTGACCGGCTGGCAACTGGCCCAGATGCTCTATGGCAGCGGGACCGGGGCGCAGATCGGCGGGGCTGGCGGCGGCATCGCCGGCGGCATCGGCGGGGCGATGCTGGGGCAACTGCTCATTCCCATCCCCGGAGTCGGCGCCGTGCTGGGTTCGGCGCTGGGTGGCGCGCTGGGCGGGGCCCTGGGCGGCGGCCTGGGCTCGCTGTTCGACTCCGAGGACAAGCGCCTGCCCTACGAGATTCCCGGTAACTACGCCGCCCACTATGAGGAGCTGTCCAAGCGGGTCAAGGACTACACCAAGGCCCTCAAGGAAAGCACCATCAGCCAAGCCGATTTCCTGGACGAGGTGGGCAAGATGGCCCCCCTGGCGGCCGGGTCCGGGGACTACCTGGCCGGCTATGGTGGGATCATCGGCGGCACCATCGACAAGCTGTCGGGCCTGACCGCCGGGACCGAGGAATACGCCCGGGTGGTGCGCGACGAGCTGAACCCGGCCTGGATCATCAGCAAGGGCCTGGCCGACGACCTGGCCAACGGCATGAGTGAGCTGGACGCCCGCAAGAAGGCCCTGTCCAACTCCATCGACGCCCTGGCCGCCAGCTCGGGCCTGGACGAGGACCAGCAAAGCCAGCTCATCGACCTGATCATCAGCCAGTCCGGCTCCGTGGCCGACCTGACCGCCAAGTACGAGCGCTACAACGAGATCAAGTCCCAGCTTGCCAACGCCCACACCATGGAGCGCGGGCAGGTGGAGGCTCTGGCCGCCGAGCTCCGGGGCCTGCACGACGAGCTGGGCATCCAAGACGACCCCATGACCAACCTGACCGAGGTGGCGGGTGACCTCAACGAGACCTTGAGCGGCCTGGACGCCACCCTGCGCAGCATCATGGGCCTGCCGGACAACAAGGAAATCAACGTCAAGGTCAACTACAGCCAAAACGGCCAGCTCGGGGCTGGGGTGACCAACAGCTATCACTCCGGGGGCATGATCCGGGCGTCCCTGGCCTCCAACCTGATCACCCGCCACGGCGGCGGCGAGGTGCCGCTCTACGCCCACGCGGGCCTGGGCCTGGGCTGGCCCGCGCCCCAGCCGGGCGAGGTTGACATTCGCGCCCTGGTGGGCGAGTGGGTGATCAACCGGCAGGCGGTGGACTACTACGGCCAGGACTTCATGGCGGCGGTGAACGCCATGCGGTTGCCGGTGGTGCGGGCCTCCGAGGCCGCGCGCCAGGTGTCGGCCCCGGCCGCGACCGGCCAGAGCGGCCAGGTCACCAGCTTCAAGCCTTCCTTCATCTTCCAGAACTGCCGGTTCGGCTCAGACCCCAACGAAATGGCGGCGGCGGCGGACCGCCGGATGCGCGCGACCCTGGCCGACATGAACGAGCGGGGCGAGTGGCCGGGCAACTCCAACTCCATGGAGGCCAACTGGAACTCATGAGCACCACCGCCGCATTCCGGGAATGGGCCAACCGCTCCGACGTGGCGCGGGCGGTGGTCTTCTTTTGCACCCTGACCCGGCGCAGCGACGGGGCGCAGATCGTCCTGCCCATCAGCGACAGCGCCCCGGTGCGGGGCACCTGGGACAACGCCCACAACTTCGAGCAGTGCATTTCGGCAGAACCCACCATCACCCACCAGGCCCAGCAGACCACCAACGGCCGGTCCCTGGCGGCCTTCGGCAACCTGCAACTGCGCCTGGACAACCGATCCAAGCTGGGGCCGGCCGGGGACCTGACCTGGTATCAGGCCCTGAACCGCTATCGCTGGGCCGGGGGCGAGATCATGGGCCTGGTGGGCGGGCCGGACCTGGCCTGGTCGGATTGGGCGGTGGCCGTCCGGGGACACATGGGCCGGGTCTCCCACGACCTGGTTTCGGCCCAGGTGCCCATCCTGGGAGCGGCCGCCGCCCTGACCACCATCAAGACCCCGCCCGACACCTACGGCGAGGACGAGGGAGTCCCAGAGGCCACGGTGGGCAAGGTCAAGCCCCTGGCCCTGGGCCCCTGCAACAACGTCACCCCGGTGCTGGTCAGCGAGTCGCCCTACACCTACCAGGTCCACGCCTACGGCCCGGTCCAGGCCATCAGCCAGGTCCGGGTGGGAGACCTGGCGGTTTCGCCAACCAGCCTGGATCTGACGAACGGCAAGTTCAGCCTGGGCTCCAAGCCCTCGGGGTCGGTCACTTGCGATGTGCAGGGCTGGGTGCGGGGCGGGCTCTACCTGGACTCGGCCCCGCGCCAGATGGAGGCCCTGCTGCGGCAGTTCGCCGGAGTGGGTGACGCCGGCCTGGACTTGGCGGCCTTTGCCGCCGGGCAGACCGCCGCGCCGGCCGCTGTCGCCGCCTACCTCACCAGCGCCCTGGACATCCGCACCGCCCTGGACAACCTGGCCTTGGGCCTGCCCCTGTGGTGGGTGGACGACGCCCTGGGGCGCTACGGGTTGCGGGTTTTCCAGGAGCCGGCCGGGGAACCGGTCCTGGAGGTGCATGACGGCACCGCCGGCAGCCCGCCCTATGGCGCGGCCTGGTGCTGGGACGTGAAGGTCGAGCCGGCCCCGCGCTGGTGGAGCCGCTGCACCGTCTCCGGCGATCGCAACTGGACCCGCAACACCCGGCCGGCCGATTCCCTCAGCGAAGACCGTAAGGCCTGGTTGCGGGAGGAATACCGCGCCCGCTCGGCCAGCGGCGACGCGCCCGCGGGCAATCCCCAGGTCAGCGAGGGCGAGTACAAGACCGGCATCGCCAGCCTGGAGGATTGCCAGGCCCAGGCCGCGCGCGAGATCGCCATGCACGGGGTGGAGCGCAACCTGGTCAGCTTCCAGAGCCTCTATGCCGCCCTGACCTTGAAGATGGGGGATGAGGTGCGGGTGGTGAGCCAGGTGGGCGAGATGGACGCCGGCTGGCTGGGGGTGGTGGTGGAAAAGGAGCCAGCCTTGCCCGGCCTGTGCCGGGTCCGGCTGTGGGGGTGAGCATGGACGGCAATTTCCGGGCGCTCTATCGCAACTACATCATGGACGCCGCCCTGTCCGTCCCGGCCGGAGCCATGGAGAACTTCCCGGCGGTGATGCTCCAGGACCTAGACCGCTCCAAGCTGGTGCGCCAGGCCGGCCGGGAGCTGGTGATCCAGGGGACCTGGGACAGCCAACGCGACTGCACCGCCCTGGTCATCGGCCAGCACAACCTGGGAGTGAACGGAAGCATCCGCCTGCAAACCGATGGTGGCCACGATCAGACCTGGGAGGCCTGGGAGCCCATCTACCAGTTCGGCCGGGAGGTGATCGGCACCGGTTACGTGGGCGGCTACCCATCGCCCAAGGAAGTGGAGGCCCTGACCGCCGGGCCCCTGCGCTACATCTACTTCGGCACCGCCTGGTGGTTCGGCTCCTTCACCCTCACCCTCAGCGACCCGGACAACACGCACGGCTGGATCGAGGCCGGCCTGCTTTTCCTGGGCCCCTACCTGGAGGCCGAGGTCAACTACATCTGGCCCTATCGCCTGGGGCACGTGGACTACAGCCAACGCCAGCGCCTGCCCAACGGCAAGCTGACGGTGCGCAAGGGCCGCCAGGCCAACCGCCTGGAGCTGGAGTTTCAGCACGTCTCGCGCGACGCCCACTTTGGCGAGTTCCACCGCTGGCTGCGGATGACCGGCGGACACACGCCCTTCTTCATCGACCCGTCGCCCCGGGGCGGGGGAGACGAGCGATGGTGGCAGCGCATGTACTGCCATCGCGAGGACACCAACCTGCCCGAAACCGAGTTCATGAACCGGGGCAACTACAGCCTGGCCCTGGAAGAGGCTCTTTAGGAGGCGATCATGGCCGACCCGCCCTTCTTGCTCACCGCTGATCAATTGAAGATCCTGCTGGACGCCATCTTCGGCCGGACCGACTGGCAGGGGGCGTTCCGGGCCTATCACCAGGCCATGGTGGATGGCTTGATGAACCTGGCCCAGACCAAGGCCCCGATCGACGGCAACTGGTACGAGGGGGCTTTCGCGGCCGGGGTGGGCGGCGCGGGCGAGGCCCCGGCGCCGGGGCATGCCTACCTCTGGCTCAACACCAGCACCACGCCGCCGGTCCTGGAGCTGCGGGACGGGACCGGGGCGGTGATCGCCACGGCGGCCACCCGGGAGTGGCTGGACCTGCGGCCCCGGGCCCTGGGCAGCCTATTGGAGGATGAACAGGCCCCGGCCGAGTACGATCTTGCCCTGGGGGCGGTGCGCTTCGGCAACTCCGGAGCGGTGGCCTGGGGCCACTTCGCGGCTTGGCAGGAGGGCATGGCCTGGCGGGTGCGGCTCGATTGCATGATGAGCACGGGCGAGGCGGAAGGCCTGGCCCTGGAGGTCTGGTACCAGGTCTTTGGCCCGGAGGCGGCCGTGAACCCGGTCAAGGATCGCTGGCAGGCCAGCACGATCTATTCCCTGGGCGCGGATCGGATGCCCACCTCCCCCAACGGCTTTCGCTATCAGGTGACCGTGGTCGGGACCAGCGGCGCGGCCGAGCCGACCTGGCCGACCACCATCGGCGCGACGGTGGTCGATGGGACCGTGACCTGGACTTGCGCCGGGGCGGGCATGTCCCGCCTGGCCCATGGCCTCACCCCGCCCAACGCGGCCCGGGTTTGCTTCGCGGTGGACAGCGCCAGCCTGCAACTGCCCTCCGGCGCGGCGGCGGCCGGGGACCGGGTGCATTTCGCCCTGGTGCGAGGCGCTGACGCGCACTCGGGCGATTTGATCGTCAACGAGCTGCGGATCGCTCCGGTGGAGGTGTAGCCATGCTGGGCATGCAGCTTCAACCCGGCCGGATCGTCGAGGAGGGTGTCACCACCCTGAGCTGGAGCGGTGGTCAGGCGACGATCATGCTGGCCAAGGTGGTGGACCCCTCTCGCCATATGTGCCGAATCCTGCACATGGGTGATGACCTGACTCCGGCTTCGTTCATCTATTGGGTTCTCCAAGCCGATCGCATTGTCATTTATTCCCCGTCGGGGGCGGCGGGCAGCGCCAAGACTGTGCCCTGGCAAGTCCGGCGGATTTCCAGGGGGCGGGTTGAGCGGGGCATCAGCCCCATGACCATCGGCGCGGCCGGGACCACGGTGGACATTGCCCTGGCCAACCCCATCAACGCCAAAGCCGAGCTCAACTTTTGCGTGGCCGGAAGGTTCATCGCGCTCTATCCCACCGGCGGCTACATCTGCGGGTATCTGCGCAAGCACCCCACGGACCCTCACAAACTCCAATGCGTGTCAACTGGCTACAGCTACTCCACCGGAGGCACCGGCAACATTTCCTGGGAGGCATGGACCCCATGATTTTTATTCAGGCGTTCAAGTTGAGTGATGGCCGCGCGGCGCTTGCTCCGGACTGGCGTGAGGCTGCCACCCCGGAGCTGTTGGCCCGCATCACGGCCCAGGCCCAAGCCATCTGCGGCGAGCCGGTGGTGATCTTCACCTGCGACGAGGCCCAGGCCCCGGTGAGCCAGGCCAACTCGGTAGACGGGCTGCGCCTGGTGGCCACCATCGCGGGCGGGGCGGTGGTGGGGGTGGCCATCGACCCGGAGTACACCCCGCCCGAGCCGGCCCCGGACCCGGTGCAGGCCCGCCTGGAGGCCCTGGAGGCGGCGGTGAAGCTCCAGGAGCAAGCCGTGGCCGCCAACCTGCTGGCCACCGCCCACGACCGCAAATGGCTGGCCCAGAAGGAGACCGCCAAGCTGGTGGGCATTCCCTACATCCAAGCGCACCCGGAGTGCAGCCAGGAAGAGGTGGAGGCGGCGGTGGTGGCGGCCCTGACGGCGGCCTATCCCGGCCAGGCCATCGTGGTCAGCGGCCCGGGCATCATCCAGAGCTATGCCGACGAGGCCCTGGCCCGGGGCTACCTCGGCGAGGCCAGCTTCGCGGCCCTGCGCGACTTGGTGGCCGCCAGCACCCCGGCGCAGGTGCAGGCCATGCTGGCGGTGTTGTGAGCGCCGGGGCCGAGGTCAAGGAGGTCCTGGAGGTGGCGGCCCTGGCCGTGAGCGTGGGCACCCTGGTCTTTCACTTCGGGGTCGGTCACCAGCGGCTCAAGAACCTGGAGACCCGCTTCAGCGAGTTCCTGGCCGCCTGCAAAACCTGCAAGTCCGGCCTGGACGCCGAAGACAAGGTGCTGCACGGCCGGATCACCGACCACCTGGTCAAGGAAAGCGAAAGGAGGGGCTAGTCATGGCCCGCAAAATCAACAACGCCGGCCTGGAGCTGATCAAGTCCTTCGAGGGCTTCCGGGCCACCAGCTACACCTGTCCCGGCGGCAAGGCCACCATCGGCTGGGGCCACGCCATCCTGCCGGGCGAGAGCTTCCAGGAGCCGATTAGCCAGGCCCAGGGCCTATCGATCCTGGCCCGGGACCTGGCCCAGGCCGAGGCGGCGGTGGAGCGCCTGGTCACCGTGCCGCTCACGGACAACCAGTTCGCGGCCCTGGTCAGCTTCACCTTCAACCTGGGGCCCGACGAGGACGCCGACAGCATCCCCGAGGGCCTGGGCGACTCGACCCTGCTTAAGCTGCTCAACGCCGGAGACTACGCCGGCGCGGCCGAGGAGTTCCCCAAGTGGCGCAAGGCCGGCGGCCAGGTCCTGGAGGGCCTGGTCCGGCGGCGGGCGGCCGAGCGGGATCTCTTCCTCACCCCCGATCAACCGGCCACAACGGAGGCGCTGGAGGGCTCCAGCGTCCCTTTCGCGGCCACCCCCAAGGAGGTTTCGACCATGAATTGGCTTCTGACCGGACCGATCCTGTCCCTGGCGATCAAGGCGAGCAAGGCGATGCTGCCCATGCTGCTCAACAAGTTCTTCCCTGGTCTTTCGGACCTGGTTCGCTCCGAGGTGTCGCCGGGCATGAAGGAGCTGATCGGCAAGGGCCTGGCCGTGGCCCAGGAGTTCGTGCAGAGCACGGACACCAACCTGGACAACTACCTGGTGGAGGCGGCGGCCGAGCTGGCGGACTCCCTGGGCCTGTTGCCGGATGGGTCCAGCGCGGCCGAGGCCTTGCCGGAAGCGGCCTAGGCGGGGTGCTCAAAGGGGCAGGGGCGATAGCCTGGGGCCTGCTCACCCACCAAGTCATCAAAACCGGGCCCGGCTCCATCCTGCCAGACCAGGACGGGGCCGGCCCCCTGGGCGAAAAGGAGTAAGCCATGGCGCGATGGCTGATGATCCTGGCAGCGCTGGCGGCCCTGGCCGGGCTGTGCGGCTGCACCGCGATGAACTACCCCACCTATGCCAAGGAACAGGGCGCGGTGATCAGCGAGGGCGAGAAGACCAAGCAGGAAACGGCCAAGGCCCTGGGCCAGGCCGTGGCCAGCGACGACGCCCGGACCCGGGACCTGGGCGTCTTCGGCCTCCTGGTCCTGGCCCTGACCAACAAGACCCCGGGCCTGGCCGAGCCCCGGGAAAGCGCCCTGGAGCGCGGCCTGGGCCAGGCGGTGGCCGCCTTGCCGGGGGTGGCCCAGGTGGTGGGCCTGGCCAGCGTCCTCAAGGACGCCGGCGGCAGCCACACCAGCCAGCAGGTCGAGGTCTCCGGCCAGGGCGCGGGCGGGGCCATCAACACCGGCCCGGGTCCGCAGACCGTCAGCCCGGCCACCAGCCCGCCGATAGTGGTCGAGCAACCCCCGCCGCTGGTGGTGGGCAGCGAGTAGGCAGGGCGGAGAGCAGAGGGAAGAAGAAGCCCCCGGCCGGGCGGGAAGCCTGGCCGGGGGCTTTTTTTCACCAATGGAAGCGTGTATCAAAGCACATATCACTTTGTGTATTTTTTTAATATAATCAACTGGTAATAGATGTAGGCCCCTCAGGGAGGTGTCTGGTATAAACGTCGACCCCAAAAATAAAAGGCCTGCCAATGCAAATTTTATTCATTTGAGGTTGTATAACGCAAATTAATCTGGCATTATACCCCTTAATGTCAACCAGCACCGGAGCGGCCCAAATGGAGGATTTCTTCAAGGAATGGGTGGTCTCGCGAGTCCCCCAGAAATTCTGGATGTATCTTGAGGAAGAGACTTTTTCGGCTTTTGCCAGGGCCCACCTACTATCCAAGACTCAATTCGAGCCGCCCGAATACGCAGCGATGCTTGCGCAAACCAGGCATGCTTGTTGCGAGGAAGCGTTCAGGCACTCTGCCGAGAACTCTGGTTTGAAGGTCACCTCTCTGGAAACCAATCCGATGGGAGGCCGGTATTCCCTGTGCATGGCCGACGGATTATATCTTTTACGATCCAACATCCAACCACACTCTGGTACCCCAGACAAGCCTACGAAATTTCGATCAGAAAACGCCGCCCTGAACGCTTGGTTGGGGCCACGACAACTCGATTTGTTGGAGCCTGACCAACAAAGCCTTCCCGCCGGCCAAGCCTGCGGCTTAATTGTCACCACATCTCCGCGACAAGGGCAAGACCAGTCGCTGCCGGCCTTTATCGGACTTGGCGTGCCGGACAAGGATCTCAAACAGTGGCTTTTCCTGAGATCGGTTGACCAACTGGTATCCATGTATCATGATATGTCTCCCAAGACTCAGGAACCATCAGTCACCATCAAGGATCAAGCTCTGCCGCGTCTTAAGGACAAAAAGCCTGAATAGGCATAGTTTGGTGTTGAAATGGGGTGGGAGCATGCGCAAGGGAACGCCAGGGTTCCGACCCGAGAGATTAGTGGAGGCCCGCAAAGCCAGGGGGGTTACCCAAGTAACCCTCGCGAGCCTTATCGGCAAGGCGAGTTCCAATATCTCCCGTTGGGAGAATACAGATCAAACACCGGAGCCGGAAGCCCTGGAGGCGCTGGCAAGCGCTCTAGGTGTTCCCATGGCCTTTTTTTTACGCCCGGTGCAAGACCATGGAGCAGCACCCATCTATTTCCGATCCATGGCTAGTACCACCCTGCAACTACGCGATAGAAGTTGCGCCAGACTGAGGTGGTTGCAGGACATCTCGCTGGCCCTCCAGGAATGGGTGGATTTGCCCGAAGTAAATGTCCCGTGTGTCGATACCTCTTGCCCTCTGGATCTTCGGGATGGAGATATAGAGGCCGCCGCCATGGCGTGCCGCGAACGATGGGGGTTGGGTAAAGGCCCAATCAGCGACTCGTTGTTGGTCCTGGAAAACGCCGGTGTGGTGGTGGCCAAGGACGAAACCGGGTCGGTCAAGATGGACGGTCTCTCCAACTGGTCCATGGTCGACAACCGACCCTACATGCTGATAGCGCGCGATAAAGATAGTTGCGCCCGCTCTCGTTTAGATGCCCTGCACGAACTTGGTCATCTGGTCCTTCATAGGAACCTGCCTGCGGCAGTCATGAACAAGGCCGAGCAATTCAAAGAGGTAGAGCGCCAGGCTTATGTCTTTGCGGGTGCATTCCTGATGCCCGCTGAGAGTTTTGCGGCGGAAGTTTGGTCTCCATCGTTAAATACTTTTTTGGCACTTAAGGAGCGATGGAGAGCCTCGGTGGGCGCCATGATCAAGCGATGCGCCCAACTAGGTATGATTTCCGATGGCTACCAAAAGCAACTTTGGAAGTACTACGGTGGAAAGGGGTGGCGGGGTGGTGAACCCCTGGACGACACTCTCCCCCTTGAATCGCCAAGACTCATGGCTAGATCGGTTACTCTGTTGATCGACAGTCGGGTTCGTACGCGTGAGGACTTGCTGGCTGATTTCCGCCTTCCGGCTTATGATGTGGAGATGCTTTGTGGCCTTCCCAGGGGCTATATGACCGCGAAGCCTGCTGATGTCATGGTTTTCCCCAAGGTGAAGCGCCATGGGAGCGGTGGCGGATCAGCGGATGGATCTAAAGTCATTCCCTTACGCCGCACTTAGGGTTGTTTATTATCCCAGGCCACCAGCCCGCCGATAGTGGTCGAGCAACCCCCGCCGCTGGTGGTGGGAGGCGAGTAGGCCGGGCGAAGAGAAGAGGGAAGATGAAGCCCCCGGCCGGGCGGGATGCCTGGCCGGGGGCTTGATTTTAGTCAGATTCAGGCGGCCGGATTCTTCGGCAAGTGCTCGTCCAGCAGCTCCATGATGATCGTATTCATCGACACCCCCGCGCGTGGTCCCCGCCGCAGCTTTTCGGCCTGGGTGTAGGCGAACAAGCGCTGGTAGAGCTCTTCGGGAAGGCGAAGGGTGACCCGCCATCCGTATTCTTTCTTGTCCATGGCCGCTCCTTGGGCTGCTGGGCTGGCTTGTCGGGCCGAGGATCTGTCGCGCCCCCGGCGGTGGCGAGAATATAGGCCGGGGCCGGGGAGCTTGTCCAGCCCCACCGGCCCCGTATTGTTACTGGTCGGTTTTCAACAGGCCTTCACCGGCCTTGGCGTTCAGCTCCCGCAACAGGTCCAGGCGCAGGAACTCAATATGCGCGTTGCCATTCTTGAACCACTTGACCCGGAAAAACCTGGTGGCGCATTCCCATTGACCGGCATCCATGGCGGCCCTCATGGCGGTGACCAGGTCACCGGGGTATTTGGGGATGCCGGCCCCGTCCAGGAGGTGGAAAACCTTGTCCAGGTCGTGGAGATGGTTCTCCGCCCGGCCCCAGTGGTTGAAGGAAACCCGGCCATAGGAGTAGCTGACCAGGCCGCGTTTGATGATCCGCTGGCCCAGCTCGTAACGGCTCTTCTGGTTGGTCTTGAGCTGATCGCGGCTCCAGGGCTTCAACCAGTCCCAAACCTCCTTGAGCGCTTCCGCGAAGTAGCCATCCAGCCCGCCGGCCATGTGGCCCAGGTGGGCCATGGCGTTTTCAACCGTGAAGGGCGGGGCTTCACCCTTATTTAGCTGGGCCTGGATTTCCTCCTTGCGCTGGTTGGAGAGCAATGCCTCCAGGCCGGTCAGCTCCAAAAGGTAGCTCCAGGAGTTGACCCGGATCAACCTGGCGCTTGCCTCCAGGGTTCGCGGCAGGGCGGTTGCCTCCAGGGCGTAGCTGTTGAGCTCGTTATGGGGGTAAATCTCGTGCCGGTACTTGCCCAGGGTGCGCTCCAGGAGGCCCTGGGCCTGGGCCAGCTTCTCCAGGCCTTCCATGGCCAGCCTGACGGCGTTGTCATGGGCTTCAACCAGGCTGGTGATGGTCTGGCGCGGGATCAATGCGGATTCGGGCAT